CAATTTGAGTTTCCAAATTTTCCTCAGTCCCAATCTGTTCTTCGTTTGGCATATTATTGATTTAGATTTAATTGCATTATTACAACAAAAGTATAAAAAAAATCTATCGTAAAGGTTTTTCTTATAGAAATCGTCTATTTAAGTAGAAAAAGGCCGATAAAGTGTGCTTCGTCGAGAGGCATATCGGCCATATTGGTTTATATCTCGAAATCTCCAAGGTCAAAATCATCCTCAAAATCCTTCGGCCCCTTGTCTTTAGCACGTTGGTCAATCAGTTCTGATTGCTGAGTAGCCTGAAGTTTTGTTCTGTCATCTTTCCTGTCCTCAGCCATATTCTGCTTGTGAACCTGAATTCCGCCGTTCATCTGAGCGATCTCGATGTCGTACTGACCTTTTACCTGTACAGTCTTTCTTTCTTCTTCTCCGCGAACACGCTCTTTATTGATTTCCCCTTCGTTCACAGCCTGCTGAAGCATCATTTTGATCTGACCTATAGCCTGCTCTGTCTGCATCTTGGACTCATTGGCCGCTGTAGCTGCTCTGATGTTTTCGTCTGCCTGTATCTTGTACTCCTGAGCCTTAATTTCTTGGTTCTTTTTCTCTCGCTTGGACCTAAGTATCGAGGCGTACTCTACGGCGTATTTAAAGTTCTTTATGGCGAGAATTTTATATTTGTCCTCGAAAGAGAGCGTTCCACGTTGTATTTCAAGAGTTAAATCCGCTTCTAGTTTTGCTCTTTCCTCGTCGTCAAGTTCAAGGTCAAGGTGAATGGCGAAATCATGCAGGTGAAGATTTTTCACAGAATCCAGTATCTGTACCGACTGTGTTCCGATTTTCATAGCGAAATCGTCTTTTAAGTCAGAATACTTCAAAAGGTCAGCAACCCTGTAAGTGATAGCCTCAGCCATTCTCTTTGTAATATCGCTTGCCCCTCTCAGGATATGTCTTGTGGCTATGTTTGAATTTAACGAGGCTAATTTCTGAACTCCCACCAGACTTTCCTTGTCTGGAGTCGAAGCGTCCGAAACCTTGTTCAGACCTATCACGTCTCTCATCTGGTCCATGTACTGAGCCTTCAGTTGTATAAGCGAGGACAGTTTTGCCAGTGAGTCACCTGTTTTAAGCTCGGTGATTGGTTTTGAAAACATCTGATCGCCGCCTGAATTGTAGCTTCTCGCAAAAATACTACCCGTCTGCTCGAACATGTCAACCATATTCTGAACCGTCAGCACATTCCCTTTGCCAAAATCAAGTTCCGCAATAGCGTCCGGGTCAATGATGAATCCGTCGGGCTTGATTTTCTGAATAATCTGCTCTGCCTTAAGCTCAAGTATGTTCAGCTTGTCCTCAACAGGTATCATCCTCGCAACCGGAGAATCAATATATCCTCTTTCCTTGTTTGGGGCCACTCCTATATATTGGTCTATTACTTTTTGTCTGTTAGACTTCGGACGTATCATATTCTCGGCACATTCCCATTTAAGCATCAGGTTTGTTCCAAGCACGTAAACTCCTTCAAAGATTATTTCTTCCTCTACAGCTACTCTCTTGAAATCGTTTTTCTGACCTTTCTTCAGGGCTTTTTCGTCGAATTCAGAATATGCCTTCGAAACAATCTTCTCTCCGGTTTTCTTTTCCTTAATCTTACTTGCTCTGGTTCTTGTGGTCTTGTAAGTGAAGTATAAAAGATTCGTGGTTCCTTTAATCCTGTCGTTCTCTGCCATAAGGTTGTAATCCCACCATGCCTGACTTGATTCTGTAACCTGCCTTTTCTGTTCTTCGTATTTAGGCTCATTCAGCCATTGGAATTCTGTCAAAACTTCGCTTATAGGCACTGTCTTGTATTCACCATGGTAGAAGCAGTCCCTGAAATAAGGGTCTTCAGAATACGACTGCACCTTGTTCTCGGCATTCACATGCTCCACAACAATCCCTCTTTCCGGAACAAATTTGTGTTTCGCCCATGCAACCCCCAAAACTGTCAGGTCTCTTTTTATCAGGGAATCCGTGGTATCGTTGTATCTGTTTTCTGTAAGCACCTGGTCAATGGCCAGTTCCTGAGCCATCTCAATCTCCTGCTTGTAGGTAAGGTTCATGTAAAGATTCAGCTCCTCCTCAGATTCCGGAAGCTCCTGCATAGGCGATGCCGAAACATCAACCCCGTACATTTCCTTCGCCTTGTCTATAAATTCCTTGGCAACCATGTCTGTCTCAACAGCCTGTCTGAAAGCAAGTCTCTTATCGTAACCTGTCGGATCCACAGAAGTTGCCTTGATAGCATAGCCCCTGTCAACCATTCCGTTTACAACTATGTCAACTAATTTTGGAATAATCGAAATCGGCTTGGTGGACAAATTCAAAAATGACTTGTCGCCATTCGCCTTGAAATTATCCTTGTATTTATCCATCGACTGCAGGCCTTTAGCATACAGTCTTCTTTCAAGCATGTCCTGGCGTTGGGTGTTGAACTTTGAATTCAATACTCCGCCGGCATTGGTGAAGCCGTAAAACCAATCAGATTCAATCGACCTAGCCAACTGTAGTCCCCATTCAGTCTGTTTCTTTTCCTCGTATGGAGCCAACTGTGACGGATAGGCCACATTTGCGCTTATTTTAACCTTGTTATCGCTCTCTGTCATTACTGCTCAGTTGTTTTAACAAAAGTATAATTTTTTCTTATGATATTTTTCACTATGATATTATTTTTCTATATATGGTTAAAACGTCCTAATCTTGAAATCTAATGACTTACTCACTTGCTGTACCGTGTAAGACTTACGGTTACACCCCAAAAGAGCTAGTCCCGCACTAATGGTTGCATCATGCTTTGTCCTGTTTCGTAAATCAAATTTAGAAAAGTCACGAAGCGTACGATTAAAAGGCATGCTTCCGATTTCACCTTCTTCACGGGCAGCTACAACATCTTGCCCCTGAGAATAAATACCTACATACTTATTGATGTATAGTTCGATGGCATTTGCGTGCATATGTATCACGTCCTCACTGTTTGACGGCAACCCTCCGAGCATCTTTTCCGTTGGCGATAATCTATTAGCAGGTTTGTCAAAACGTGTAATCACGAAGCCCCTGTAGCCGCGATTCTTAAAGTGGTATAAAATCCTCGCCTTATTACTCTCAATCATAATCGGCATACCGTAAAATACCGTCGCCATCAAAGCGTCCTCAAAGAATATCTCTGCAGACTGTGGCCTTGCAATGTATTCCAGAAAGAAGTAATTGCTCGGTGCGTCTTTCATCGTCATTCCGGTTACTCCGTGAATAGCGCCCTTAGAGCCTAAGTCGTACTCCGAGCCATTCTCCGTATTTGTAAGCTGTGAATCCTGAACTGCATCAATATCGTAACTATCGACTCCCAAACTTCCTAAATCATCATTCAAAGGATACCTGCTCTGGCCTCCAAACGGATTAGCTTTCGTTGTCCATCTGTTCTGAAGTTCCTTTGGCGGAATCCATGACAGCAGGAATCTGCCCTGTGCCGCAGGAGTCCAGACTACCTCTGAATCCTTTATGTTGTCCTTCCATGAAAAATTACCCCTGACAAGAGTCTGCTCAACTTCCATGTCATTATTGTAGGCGATTTGGTCATTTAGCCTCTCCAAATCAAACAGACTGCTTTTTGCTTCATCCCTGAATGCTTCCTCAACTGTCATCGGATTTGCTCTCAACTCCTCGTTGTAAAGAATAGGCGATTGCTTTCTTTTCTGTCTACGGATATTTTCAAGGTACTGTATGGAGCCTTGTGAGATTTTATCCCCGTAAACATTAAGGAAAGATTCCCCAGGCAACACCATTGTATGACATACTCCGTACTTATCCGTAAACAATTCCATGTTCAGGTGAGCTGCTAAGAAGTGAGCATAAAGCCCTGTTGCCGTCTTATTGGTGTCTTTGTCTCGCTTGGATATAATGGAGCCTAAATACATCTTGTAGAACTTGTCTCCTCCCTTCGACATTGGATTAACCGTCGATCCAAAATACAGCTTCCCGACTATGCGTCCACCATTATTTACCGTTGGCGCTACCCTACCAAAATACGTTTCTAAGTTAAAAGGCGGTAATGGTTTTGATGCTTCATCGACAAACAGTTTCTTCATACGAAGTCCGTCATAAGCCGACTCAGTGGTTGTTTTCCAGTTCAGCAAAGTATTCAGGTAATCATCAGTACTGTTGTCTTTCTTTTTCTTTGAAGTTTTGGTGGAATCTGATGGTTTTGCAAATTCGATTTCCGTCTTGCTGTCAATTTTACCCTTGACTACCGGAACGAAAAAGAATGGTAGATTCTGAATGCCATAGGCCATTTTCAGGAAGTTTTCCTGAGCATCTTCCCCTGTCTTAGAAATCATACCTAATCTTGAATTCCCCATCATTGTACCGTCATTGATGTACTCACAAATAATCTGATAGGTAAATCCGGTACGTCTTGACTTTACGAAAAATTCACCCAAGCATCTTTGGTCAACGTCGCAAGCTCTTGTAAAATAAAACATATCCCTTTGTGCGAACCTGAAATCCATACATTCGCCGGTATCAAGCATCTTGATGTGTTGTAGCGCCATGTAGTGCGCAGGAGTAAGCCATACAGGGACTCCGTTATTGTAAAACCAAACGCCTTCTCTACGTCTTCTGAATTCCTCTAAAATATATTCCGTGAATTGGTCTTCCGTATCAACAGTCAGTCCTTTCGGAACCTCTGTACGTCTCCAGTATTGTTCTTCCTTTGGCAGTTTATGGAACAGGATTTTTGTTTTCGGCGGAGGTTTAGGAAGCATGATGTTCAGTCCGCTAAGATTTATAATCTCACCTTTAGTTCCTAGAGGGCAAAGCATTACACTGTCAGTGGCTTCGTCATACCATTCCTTGTAATAATCTTTTTCAGGAAAGAATTCCTGATTCGCAAACTTCTCCGGAAACGATCTCGTAAACTCCCTTGCTTTTAAGTCAATTTTACCTGCGTCAAGTTGCATCCTTAATTGAATAACTCCTGAGTTAATTTCACTGATTGCCTTAAAAATCAGTGGTTTTGCCTTTGCAGCGATACCGTGGCGCTCAGGATCCACTTCATTCGGATCAATGTCTTTTCTTAATGCAAACCTAAGTACTTCAATAGCGTTCTCTCCTGCGTCTACCAAATCCTGAACATATTTCCTTAATTTGGTTTCTCTTGGAGCATTCAGTGAGTTTTCCCAGGTAAGTATTAATTCTTTGGCAGAAGCAAACGTGTCTATCTTGGAGGACATTACAGATTGTAACTTCTCACTCTTGACTCCGACAATATCTACATCGTAATTCAATACATCAATACAGTTTGATATTGCGTACTCGACATCCTTTGATAAGTCTTTCATTTATTTAGATTTAATTCAAATTACATTTAAGACAAAAATAACGAATAATTGTGAGTATATTTGCAGTTCGGAGTCGTAGCCGAAATAAAAACATCATTTGAATTCCCGTAAGGATAGAGACTACGACCTCTTGATTTACGGGTTTTTCTATTTTATGGAGATAAAAAAATGCAATACTTGCAACGAGATAAAACCATTGGAGCTATTTCCAATGGATAAACTTAAAAATGGAATCATTAGATTTCGTGCAAAATGTAAGAAGTGTAAAGCTAAATCTCTTGCTAAGTACACAACAATTCCGCCCTCTGATGTCGAGGGAGAAGAATGGACAAGGATTGTCGGATATGAAGGCATTTATGACATTAGTGATGCAGGAGGCGTGAAAAGCTATATTTACGTATTTCCTCGAAGGCTGCATCTTTCAAAAATGGAAGACGGTTATTTATCTGTGGCTCTACATAAAGATTCAGAAAAAGAAAGATTTATGGTACACCGTTTAGTTGCTTTACACTTTATACCGAATCCTGAAAATAAACCATTTGTCAATCATAAAAACGGAATCAAGTGGGATAATCGTAAGGACAATTTAGAATGGTGTACAACTGCTGAAAACATACAACACGCATGCGATACTGGATTGCTAAAACCGCAAAAAGGATCAAAGCATGGTGGAGCGAAATTAACAGAAGAACAGGTGCTTGAAATCAGGGCTATAGGAAAAAATATGTTTCAACGAGAAATAGCAGAGATATATGGAGTCGATAGAGATACGATAAGCTGCATATTAAGTCGTAAGCTATGGAAGCATATATAAATAAAAAGTATTACTTTTACATAATATTAACACACTAAAACCATAAACACATGGCACTTAACAACGGCAGGATTAAAAATGTTACACAGATTACTTCTGTATCCACAGCTGTTCGAGCAAACGCTTACGAAGGAGTTATCACTACTTTCGCGCTTACAACGGCGGCAGCAGGAGCATCAACAACATTTACAATCAACAACACAAAATGCCAAAGGATTACTGAAATCCAAGTAGCTTTACAGTACGCAGGTGCTGGGGCGCCTATTGTTAGAATTCAGGATCAGGCAAGAGGATCGTTTTCTGTAACAATCACAAACGTACACCCGACTGTCGCATTGAATGCGGTAGCAAAAGTTCACTTCAATATTATCCACAACTAATATTTGAAGTGTTCAGGAAAAGAAAAACCCGCCTCGTAAGAAGCGGGTTTTTTGTTTATTCCAATTTAGCAGTAACCCTTCTGTTTTTCATTAGCCAGAGTTTCTCGCCAAAAATCTCAAACTCGTAATTCGAATAGCTCTTGAAAGCGATTTTGTCTCCCGGATTTATTCCCTGCGCTTTCATGTCGTTGTTTACATAGCGAGCGATTCCGATATTATCCATCGCTTTATATCCATGCCACTCATCGTACGTAATGATAGGCTCTATAAACATTGAATCATCCGGCGCTATCTTCTCACCGTCCCTGATTATCATGTAGATTATGTCCGCTGTGATGCCAAAAAGATTATCCTTGATGTGATTGTCAGATTGTCTCGGAATCCCGCTGTCGTCGAATGTGACTCTAAAACAGTTATGCTGAATAACGACCAAATCTCCGGCGCGAATATCCCCTTTATAGCCTATCGGCACAGATTTCACGACTGCTATTCTTTGTACATCTTCCGCGTTTTCTATAGAGGTGTTTACCACTAATTCAACTCCGTCCACGTTCTTTGTGTCTACGTACTGTCCTCCGTGTGGGCTTACGATGAATTTGTACGGACTTTTAATATTTGATTCCATTGATTAATTTAATTGATACTTTTAGTGAGATTTAGTCTATAAAATATTCTACAGAAATATATTCGTGTTTGCCTATCTTCTTCCAAAGATGCACCTCTCCGTCGTATTTTGCGTAAATAAAGTAGAACTTCTCAGTTTCTTCTATATTGTTTATCACGGTCTCAATGCGCTTATTGTCTATGTATATAGGGAACACTGAGTTACAGCCATAATGAAATTGTTTCGGCACTTCCACCCCTATCGAAATTCTCTTTATTTTTCCGTTCATGTTTTATGTTTTTTAATATCCAGGCCCTTCTTTTATTTTTTCCTCAATTACCGTGTCCAGTTCTCTTTTTACTTCTAGGTAAAATCCGATATTATTGGTTTCCGCCATCAGCTCGTTCAATACAGTCTCCATTACTTCTTTTGTTACCTGAAAATGAACTGCAGTATCCCTCAGTGTCGAATTTACTGAATAACTCTCTCGCGTATTCTAAAGCTGTTTGTTTTATTTGATTGATTTATTTTATGCTGTTAAGGCAGTGTCCGCCCTTAAACCAGTACTGCACGTCGATTACGTAGAGTAAAACTACGATTATCTTGCCAATTACTGTTAATGTTTTCGAAAATTGGTTTCTCCCAAGCACCGAAGATATTGTTTCCTGCGGATCGCCAAACCTGTAACCGTCATTTTTTATCAGAAATGCGTTCAGCAACGGACTCAGATTGTTGTTCCCGAACTTGTCCACGTTTACCGCAGACTGCATGGAATACCTGTTCACCGTCTTCCGGAAGCTGTGTACATTGTAGTTCTTCACGAGTATCACAAGGAGATTTGGCAGAGACATCAAAGCAAACAGGAACGGGGCTATCAGTGACAGGACTATCCCCGGCGAAAATATAATCACCAGGGACAGTGCCACAAGCAGTAATGCCGTAACCACTATTCTGTAACGAATTGGAACTGCAATCCTACTTTCTCGCCTTTCATGAAGACGTTTTCCAGGAACCAAGCCTTAGCAAAGTCATTATTCAGGAAAAGCTCAGGAGAAGTCAGAGTGCCGCCGTCAAAGTTCGGCATTACCGCAGTGTAGTTCGGATAGCCGTAATCAACCATAGTGTAGTCTTCCGGCATCACTCCCTGGTGTTCTATCAGGTAATTTATCATAGGAGTATTGATTCTCACAGGGACATTTGCCAGCATTTGCTCATAATCAGGGTTCGTGATTGTAATGAATTCCTGAGAACCGTCAACATCAGATTCATAGTCTGGATTAGAAATCGTCACTTCTGTCGGAATTGCCGCGACCATAGCCTCGTAATCCGGATTCGGAATCGACATCACCGTAGTCCTGTTTGTGGTTGCTGAATCTCCGTCCACACCAAGGAACTGAAGCGTAAACGTGTCCAAGGTGATTCTGTTTCCGTTCTTTAGGTGGTACATCTCGAATGTCGTGGAAAAGTACTTGTCGTTTCTCTTTACGGAAAATCCAGTGTCCTCAATAAATACGTTTTCGAATTTGTCCTCTGTCGGCAGAGGGCTGGTGTATTGCTGTGCATACAATTTCATAATTTACACTATTATTAGGTTAGTTTTATTTCTGTTTACACCTATAAGCTGGTTGTACAGAGTAGAGAATTTCATGTCGTAGTATTTAGAGGCGTCTCTTACAGATGTGTAAAAAACCCCTGTTTCACTATCTAGGACAATAATTCTCTCTCTAGTCTCTCCTGACCTGCTAATACTTCTTTTGCGTATTGCTTCATTGGACATCTTTTTGCCAAACATGTGATTTTTTTCACCTAACATAGCTTTTCTTAATTTTAATTTAGTCGCTTTAGATGTTTTTCTTCCTTTTTGAGATAATGATATTTTTGCTTTAGTTTCTAAAGAATGTGTTTTACCTAAGTTGTATTTATTACCTAAATTCACCTTCCTCATTTTCTCTTTATATTCTTCAGTGTTCAGACGTCCAGTTGTACCCTTGTCTCCGCCGCCTGTTTGATTAACTAATACGCCTTGTTTTAAGTCTAGCCTTCCTATTCGCTTTATCCAATATATTTCTGATTCAATTGCTTTTTCTTCCGGTAAGTTTTCTTCAAGAAAAATGACGTCAAGTCCGTATTTAGCAAATGTCCTGTTCCACCAAGAGCTTCTGCCATATTTTTGAAAAGCTCTTTTGCCCTTGCCTTTACCTACATAAAAAGGGGTTCCGTCTTCTTTTGTATGCAGGTAAACATAGAATTCATTTTTCTGCGCTTTTAATCTCATGTTATAGTTAGTTGTTGTTTTAAAATTTATGTTGTAAGCAAAACGCAATCCGCGTCGCTCAAAGTGCGGTTAAACAAAAATATTTTATCTACTGCGTAAGTTGAACCGCCATGATTTACATTTAAATATCTATAATTCGCAACAGTTATAGTTTGAGTAGTTCCAAACTGTACCCCGTTTCTAAAAAACCTAACAGTAGTACCACTTCTTTGTACTACAAATTTAAAAGAACCTGTTAAAACAGAATTGATAACGTTAGTAACAGAAGTATCCCTCCATAATGCCGAAACACCATTCCAAAAACCAATACAGTCAGCCGAAGAAGTGAAGCCCCCCGTTGCATTAGCTAAAAACACGCATCCATCAGAGTTAAATCCATTATAACTATACCCCTCAACAAACAAAGTAAAATTATTTTGGTTTAGCATATTGTTATTAAACAAATCAACAAAAGAAAGTTCAGCGTTTCGCGTTACTGTTGCTGTAGTTGTTTTTATGTAGCTTGTGGCTGAATTTCTTGCCATAGTTAATTATTTTCGTTGTTAATATGCTTCCATTTCATTCCCGCACAGCTCCATCCCTTTTTTATGGCAGTATGAATATTTCCGTTTTTGTATTTTCTCTCAGCCTCTTTTACACTCTCAAAAATCTCCCCTATATCGTTAGCTACTGGCTTCATTTTGTGTCTTTTAGCATCCTTGTCTTTTCTCAAAGTATCAACACTTCTTTTAGAAATATTTTTAGGATACCTTTCGTTTCTTCTTGAATGTCTTATGTTTTCCAATCGAGTACTCCATTCTAAATTTGATTTTTCGTTGTTTAACGTATCGAAATCAATGTGATTCACTTCGGGTTTGTTTTCCGGATTTGGGATAAAATGAATAGCTACTAATCTTTGAGCTAATGCATAAATACGTTTTCCTTTTACACTCATTGAATATTCTAAGTATCCTGTTTTCTTTATACTGCCTTTAAGTATAAAATTGCCTTTTCTTAATTTTCCTTTAGAACTAATCTCATAAGATTCATTCACGAACTTCCAATCCTCCATATCTGTTTTTTTTACAAATATAACGATTTTCGTTGGGTAAATCATAGTTGCGTTATTCAAATTGTATTGCTGATACATCGCAAAAATTCCTAGTTGTTCCGGTATAAGCCAATCCTCTAGTCGCAGAGTCAGTGTTGTTTGTAGCGATTATATTTACCGATACATTGACACCTGTTGCTATAGAGTTACTTGTTACGGTAATCATCCACCACCCATTAACTAAACTCTTAGCTGTCCAAGTCCCTGTTGCGCCACCATTCCCGAACAGTCCTGTGTCGAAATTAAAATTCTTCCACACATTTGCGCTAAAAGCTGTTATACCAAGTGCAAATTGACACCAAGTATCTGTTGCTTTTTTCACATAGAAACTAGCGGTATAAGGAAGTGCTGTAGTGATACTATTTGTTTGCTCTAAAAAGTGAGCCACACCAAGAGCATTACTGTCGTTTAAATAATAACTTTTATTTGTGCCGAATGGACTTAAATTAGTGTTGACCGTAGCGGTTGAATTCCCTTTAAGCCATACCGCATTGTCAAAGTCTTCACTCCATAGAACTAGGTTAGTAGATTGCGGCTCTATCGCTAAACTAGGCTCGTCCTTTGTCGGAGAAACAAGTGTCGTGGTCTTTTGGTAAGGAGTCACCATGCTTCCTGATTCCAGCTGTGCGCCACAAATATATACACCGCTCCCGGCTACACCTAAATGGCTAATAGTAGAACCGTTAGGCATAGTTTCGAAAAAGTAACCTTTTGAACCTGTTGTACTGCTAAAAGTTGCAGACGCTAAAAACCACCCATCGGCTTTACTGACTATATCAGAGCTTATAACACTTGCCCCTGCGTTTGAAACGACTGACCCACTAGATAAATTAAATATAGCACCAAAAGTAACCGCAGCATCTGCTATTCTGAAAAAAGTTCTTTCTGCTGCTTTCACATATACAGAAACAGTATATGTTCCCGCACTTGATATTGTGACAGATTGACTTGCTGAATGTATTCCAGTTGTTGCTGTTTCATTTAGTTTATCCGCTGTTAAACTTCCGTTTATATCATTTATCGCATTTGCTACAATACTAGTATTACCTTTAGTCCAAGCCGCATTATCAAACTCCTCACTGTAATTCAAAAGATTCCTTCTTGCCTGGCTGCTATAATCTAAACAAGGAACGTTTAATCTGTTGGTTGTTCTTAGGTATGGTCTAGGTGTTGAGCCTGCGTTTAACATAGCTCCCCATATATAAATACCTGAAACTCCATCGCCTGTATAGGACGTAGTAACTCCGTTTGTGCTTATATTTACAGCAAACCCAAAATTACCAGTTACTGAATTTATTGTTGCCGAGCATAAATACCATCCATTAGGATATGAAGTAATATTTGTGCTATCCATACTGCTATTGTTAGCTGTCCCATTTGTTAAGTCAAAATAGCACTGCTTGCCTGTGTTTACGTCCTCCCAAAAACGGACAAAACTTCTTTCGGCCGCTTTTAGGAATATTGAGAAAGTATATGAGCCTCCGTTGCCTATAGTGTTTTGACGGGTAAAATGACGATTATTTGAAACATCCTCAACTAATTTATCAGCTGTTACCGTACCATTTGGCGCTGTCGTAGTGTTTGGCGTTATAGTTGACTGAAATTTACCCCAAGCCGCATTATCAACCTCCTCACTCCTCTGCAAAAGATTATAACAACTATCCTCAATAACCCCTAGTTTATTTGTAGTTGTTGAACTTGTAGCCCTTGTAAATGTGAAGTCGGATATTGCGTCTGTTGTTCTTTGGTAGGTTGTTGAGATAATACCCTCTTCAACATGAGCAGCGTACATATAAAACCCTGAAGTTCCATTTCCAACGTAAGTACTGTTATTCATTGATAACAATCCGCCCCCTACAGTTGACCCCATTAACCTAGTAATAGTGCATTTGTACCAACCCCCCGCAACACTAATAATACTGCAATCAGTACTTGACCCAATTATAACGCCGTTTAAAATATCAAAAGTTCTAGTTTTCCCAACCAACCCATCAGATGCGTTAATTAGTACTGTTTGTCTACCATTATATTTTAAGTAAATACTATATATATAATTCGTGTTAGGTTTTAGTAAAATAGAACTACTATTTATTAATTTCTGCGACGATATACTGTCTTCCGTATATAAATCAGCCGTTACTAATCCATCAATAGGGTTGGCTATCGCATTCGGCGTTATTGTTCCCCCGCCTTTAGTCCAAGCCGCATTATCAAACTCCTCACTATACTTAACTAAATTCCTCAAAGTAGGATTTTGTGAAAAGTTTTTACTTTCACCGTAGCTTGACGGAACATAAACAAAAGTTGCATCTGATAATACGTTGTAGCCGAGTTTTCGCGAAATCTCCCTGATATTCTCAATGTTTGCGGAGAAGTCAACAGTAATACCTCCATTAAGAAGTGCGCGGTTATACGTGCGCTTCATAGCTTCCTTTGACGGGCTTTTTCCTCTCGAAAGCAGTCTGTATCTTCTGTTTATATTCATTGTATATGATATTTATTTTTAGCTATTAAATATGCCTGCTTAGCTTCTTCTTCGGTTTTAAAATACCCAACATCCATTCTTACACCGTTAGTCATTAATTTAACTCTGTACTTATCAATCTTTTTTACATAGTAATACCCTCTAGCTTCATCTTTGTTTTGCTGATTTTCACTATGGGTTACTTCCCTTAAATTTGCTACTCCATTGTGATGTCTTGTTCTGTCGATGTGATCTAATTCGTCTACCACTTTTCCAGTGGCTAAATAGTATATAAAATGATGCGCTTGCAACTTGATGCTTTTACCATTAAGTTTTGTTGTTAGCGCCATATAACCTTTATTATTAATACACCCTCTTTTTATCATCTCATCTGTACCTGGTTTTGGACTATACACCAAACCTGTTTCCAGGTCTGCTGTATATCCATTATCTATAAACAATTTAATCCTCTCTATTCTTCCTGTTAATGTAGTTTTCATGATGTTTTATTTAAATTAAATGCTTACAGGCTCGTCAAATCTCCGTCCAGTTTAAACTCATTTGTCACATTCGAGATATTGCTTATTATCACGCTTCCGTATATCTCAACCACGCTCGGCATCTCAAAACTCGAATATCTCAGAGTCGTGCCTGATCCCACAAAACTCACCTGTCCCGTTCCCTGCTGTAATACCTCGCAGCTGAAACCTGTCCCAAGACCTGTCGGAATCGTGATTGTAACCGGAGACGAGCTTGTCGTGATTATCTGCTTGCAGTTGTCCGTAGCCAGCAGGATGTAAGTCGTCCCCGCCTGTACGTTTGTCTCGATGAATGAGTGGACAGCCGTTGCCTTGATAGTACCTGTAACCTGCAGTTTTTCCCCTGTGTCAGTAATAGTCCCTGTCTGGCCCATTATCACGTTTCCTTTCAGGGCAGTTTTGGTAACTGAGTCGTTACCAAGTACTACGGAGTTGGAGCCGATGCCAAGAGCGAGGTATCCTATTACAATTTGATTAGTTTGAGCGTTTGCGAATGACCTTGTGTTGCCACCTAAAAATACATTTTGAGTACTTGATGTATGTGCGGTTACTCCATCTAACAAAGAATTTCCAGCAGCACTCCCCATTGCAATATTGTCATTTCCTGACGTAATATTGCTTAATGCCAATCTTCCAAAAGCGTTGTTCTGTGCGCCAGAAGAATTCAAACTTAATGCCGCATATCCTACAGCTGTGTTATTAGAAGTTATCGTATTCTCTAAAGCCCCTTGACCAACTGCTGTATTGTTTACCGTAGTCGTGACTAATTTTAAAGCCGTAAAACCGATTGCTGTATTCGCATTCCCACTGACATTATCCCTTAGTGCTAAATTTCCGACTGCTGTATTTTGGGACATATTCCCCGAACCTTTACCAACTGTCAATCCATTAATCGAAGCATCAACAGCCGTAGTCAGCAGACCGTTCCCCGTAATACTCGCCGTAGTAGTCCCCGCTATATTCTTCCACTCCTGAATTGTAGATGTGTTCAAGGCTCTTGCGTTCTGCAGCGTAAAAGCTCCTGAAGCGTCGTCAACAAGTATCTGAGGTATCAGGGAGTTTTTGTAGGCAGTCTGAAGCGTCCCGATAGCGATACCCGCAGCAGCGATGTTCGATTCCCCGAATTTGCTCACGGATAAAAACTTAGCCGTATTTACGTCTGATAAATCTGTACAGCCCTTTGTAACCGCTAATATCCCGATCAAAATACCAAGGTTCCTGTTGTTTGTAACCTCCACGAAAACCTCGCTTGATGCCGCAGATATTGCATTGTTCAGTGTCGAATACAGATTCTGTCCGTACTGTATCCTGATTGCGCCGTTCTGAAGCAGATATATCCTCTGGTTGGTCGCCTGATTCGAGCTTCCCGGTATAGCTGTTCTTACTCCCGTCAGGTCGTAAAACCCTCCCTCGATAAGAGTGGTATTCGCGAAAACTGTCCCTATATATGTACGGTACTGAAACGTACTTGGTGTACCTGCCGAAACTGCCAGTACAGAAGGTGCGTCATTCCCGTTTGTGATAAAGCCGATTCCAAGTCCGTAAAGATTACCCGGAGTATTGGCTAGTGCCATATTGGTCCCGTTGGCATAACACACAATTCCTCCGTTAATGAACCTGATAGGCTCAAACATCGCCCTCACCTGTGACATCACGTTCATGATAAGGTCAGGAGAGTTTCCTATACCTCCTATAGCCCCGTTTGGATGGCCTACAACGCCTAAAAATATATTATCCTTCCTCTGTGTCACCGTCGGCCTTGCGTTCAGCAGCATAGGTGTCAAATCAGGCTTGATTAAAACATAGGTAGCGGCATGAGACAATAACCACGGAGTCGTCTGCCCGATGATTCCGGGATAATCAATGAATAGCGGGTTGGAATCCAACGGGTCATCAGAGTCAACAATAAATCCTTTTACGTTGCCTATGTTAAACGAGGTGGATGAGTTGTTTGTCAAGCCTCCTGAGCCGAATTCATACAGTCCGGTAGAAAGCGATGCGTTGTTTAACTGAAGTAACTTTTCGTCAAGTTCGGTATTACCAATTGTGATTAAATCTGTCTGAATGGAGCCTATCTCCAGTTCCGATCTGTTTTCCCATAATCCCAAAGCAGAATTATACTGAAGCACGTCGTTATCCATGGCAGAATCTACGTCTACATCCACCAGCCTGTCAAGTTTAGACGTGTATTCCTCCGGGTAAAACAGAAGACAGAAACACCTTGTTTCCCTCTGCAAATGCGCTGGTGTCAAGAGATTCTATAAGTCCGTTTGTGACAACAACACCGTTTGCGTTATTTGCTATGGTATCTTTAACTATACCTATAGCCAGCGATGTGGTTACATTAGAGTCGGCCAACGCCAATGCGATAGTAGGCTTACTTCCCTGCGCCCCGTCAATGTAAACAACAGAGCCTTTTGGTATAGCTACTCCGGTCTTGTTTGTTGCCTGCAATACAAGGGTTTCGTCTTCCGGTATGTCTTCAAGCGTGATGTACTCACTGTAGTCAATGGAGCCGTCTGCTTTATGGAACCCTGCCGGAATACCGCCTGGTATCCTGAATCCTGAAGCAGTAACCAGCTCTGTAAATATCTTGAAATCGTTTATCGTTTCGTTCCCGTCAAGATGCACAACTTGGTCGTCCTGAGCCGTACCGGTGAAAATCGAGCTGGTGTAGCTGTTTGCTTCGGATACAGCGGCCACAAGCCCGTCATAAAGCGCTTTTGTGTTTGGATATTTCACCAAATCTGACTCGTTTCCAGCAACTGTGGAAACCTTGTTGAATTTGTCTTCCTTGCCGGAAACGTCCCCGCCTCCTTCGCCAACTCCCTGCGAAAGCAAAAAGTCGATTATCTTGTAGAACGGGTAGTTTTTGGTAGGGTTCCCGTTTATATCTGTTCCAAGAAGTTTATCCTGAAGGTCAATTTCTATATCCTGATCGTAGTTCTTTATTTTAGTCACTTCTGTTGTTTTATTTTGTTAAACCCACCAGGCATTGTTTATCCATTTTCTTATAGCGATTCCAACCGGAATAATCAGCAAAAGCCACCACCATGAAAACAAAGATTCTCTTTCCGTCTGTTTTGCAACCGCCTTTTCTTTTAACAAAACTTTAGATTCTGTCTTCAGGGCTTTTTCGTCAGTTTTATTTAACTTAGACTCAGAAACCTCATTGTGAGCCTTTTGTGTTTTGCTTTTCTTAATTGTCCTGGTCTTGTAAAAATAAGCGTTAGAAATACTCTCTATTTTGCCGTTATTGTCAAAATAAGCCGGTTTTGTGTTGTCGATTGGTCTTATTTCCACAGTTTCAGTGATTGTGCTGTCGTTTGAATTCTCAACAGTCACAACCTCTGTTTTCACGTTGCTTTCAGTCACTGACTTTTCTTCGGAAACAGATGTCTGTTCTGTCTTTTCTGTCTTTTCAGTTTCTGTCTTATTGACCTTTCTTGCCCCGCAGCCCACAAGCAGGAACGACACTATAAGCGCAAAAACTGATGCGAATATTATCGTATTGTTCCCAAGCCTGTTTTCGGCCTCGGTTGTTCTCGGAAGTTTGTTTTTTTTACTCATTAGATTCCAAGTTTAGTTTTCCATTTGCCAAGCAGTTCTTTCCTGTGTTTGAAGCCGTTTGCGTCGCCTACCTTAGCCGTATGATGCCCGATATTGATTATGTCGCTTATCGCGTCAACATCGTCATTGTCAGCATGAGTGTTCAGTTTTCCTTTGCTCCAGTAATGTAAGGCAGCAATCATTGCGTTTGCTTCCTGCAGCAACATGTCCGGATTGGTTACAAAATCTATCCTGGTGTCTTTAGATAGTACCAGGTAATTGTTCTTTCCTGTGGTCTGTATGAAACCTCTGCCTCTGAATTTGTACCCGTCCATGGATTTTTCGTCACCGTTGCCCATTCTGTTAGCGTAAATCCTTGCACCTATCATTGCCGGAGACTTGGCATAGAAATTCGCCACCTCCGCATTCGGGAAATACTTAGGAAAAACCTCTCCCAATCTCTTAGGAGAGTATTTCAAATTTTCCTCAATAGGTTTTAATCCGGATTCAGCTTCCAGTTGCGCCATAATATGAGCAATCCTCAAAGGCGTGTTTACGTGGTATGAGTTAAAAAGAGTCTTGTACTTTTCGTGTAATTCCATATATCTATTTTTTTCTCGATATTAATCTGATTACCAAAACTGCCAGGAAACACATATTCATGAAAGCATAGCAGTAGATCGTTTCATAACAAACAGCTGTCAAAGCTCCAACGGCAAGACTCCCGAAGCCTGCTTTTAGTATTGCCTCATGTTTGTAATTTCTGCGGTCCTCCATCTCGACAACCAAGCTCACCAAGGCTACTATAGCGATAGCGATTAACACCATTTCGTTAAATAACTTCATTTTGCTTTAGTTTAGAGATTACTATTTTCTGAATTCCCTGTATTCCCAAGTACCCGATAACAACTGCTATTCCGAGTTTTGACTGCTCGTTAGTAATGCTTATCAAGTCACAGGCTAACGGCGTGGTGAATATAGCACACCCGACACCCATGAGTATCGAGCCTATACGTGCTAAAATGTGTTTTTTGCTACCAGTTGTTCCGGCGATAGCACCGACTAAACCGGCTATTAAAAAGCCCTTGTCAATACCTAGTTGAATTAATATCTCCTTCATAGTGTTTGGGGTTTTGTGTTATACGTTGATTCCGTATTGGAAGGTAATTGACCCTATGTAGTAATCAGTGTTTTGCGTCGGGTAAAACTGAACTTTAACCGTAGACGTAGCCGCTGATTCAACATATACAGGTATGAATTCAGCCGCTGAGTTGTTCCTTTTTAAAGTTCCAGATCCAACCTGTATCGGTGATGATCCTGATCTGTTTACCGGAAGTGATATTGTAAGCGTTGTGGCTGTATTAGCTGCGGTAACAGTTACCAAAAATCCAATTGTAGCACATACAATATTTCCTGTTTTTTGATAAGCTACACTAAAGTAGGAAGTAGAGGCTACATTGAGAACAGGTGTAAACGAAGCTGCCCATGTTCCGGAAGTTACTGTAGGTATGTCAGAAGTCAAAGCTACAGTTCCACTCGCGTCAGGAAGAAGAATGTTTCTTGGAGTTGTACCATTGACAGCAGATATTGTAATAGCTGAGTTCCCTCCTTTAACGAAGTCAATACTTCCTGTGTTTATAGTTAGCTCATCTCCTGATACCGGACTAAATAAACCTATTGTGCTTTCTAATATCGTTACACTGTGTCCGGAAGGGCCTTGAACAAGGATTGAACTATCTCCTAAATCTAAAGTTCTCCCTGAATTGTTAGTGGCGGCAGATCCAACACCAAGCACCTGAGATAACGAAGCGCCAATTGACTCTGCTTTCCAGGTAGTTCCGCTTAGCTTTGTAAACCTGTAATTTTCATTAGCTTTTACAGGCATACTTGAGACACCTGCAGAAACTCCTATGCGAGAAATGGTGTCTCCTACCGGCGGCAATACATTAAAATCGTAGGCATTATTACTAGCCATTACAATAATTTCTTGTCCCGCCGTAAAACCTAATGGCAATGTAACAGCCCTTTCTGCTGCTGAAGTAGACACCGTGTTATGTGTAAAACCCAGGGTAACTGTCGCCGGAGGAGTGACCGCCAATACAGCGCCGGTAGTAATCGATACAGTTCCTGCCGGCCCCTGAATCCCTTGGATACCTTGTGGTCCTTGCGGCCCTGTTGGTCCCGCAGGTCCTGTAAGCCCTTGTGATCCGGTTGCCCCTGTAGTTCCTTGTATTCCTTGCGTTCCTGCAGATCCTGTTGGTCCAGTCGCTCCTGTTGGCCCCTGTGGTCCTACTGCTCCTTGTGAAGCAAGCAAAGCCCAGTTTGTAGTGTCTATATTAGGAGCCGTAGCTGTTGTTCCTGCAATAATTCTATAGTAAGAAGCTCCGCTGTAACCCACCGCATCATTTAAAATGTAAGCTGTAGCAGCACTCCAAGTACCTTTCCATGTTAAACCTACCGGGCCCACTGGACCTGCCGGTCCTTGAATACCCTGTGGTCCTACTGTAGCAGCACCTGTTGTTCCGGCTACTCCTTGCGGACCTGTTGTTCCTGTTGGCCCTTGTGGACCTACTGATCCTTGCGGTCCTGTCGGCCCCGCAGGTCCTGTCTCTCCCTGAGATCCAGATTCAACCTGATCTGATATATATGTAGATAATTCAGAAACAAGGTAGTTCTTAGTCTGTCCCGTAGCTCCGTCTGTTCCTGTTACCCTGTCGCTACCTGAAATTGTTTCGTCAAGTTCGTAATTTGATATTTTAGTCATGGACTTATACTGTTAAAGTGGCTATTAATGCAATAAGTTTTGCTGCTGCATCTGCTAAATCTGTAGGAGTTGCTGCTGCAATTGTTCCGATTTCTGAAAAAGGAAGTGCGCACATGTAGTTTCCGCTTTCAAAGAATGCGATTTTCGTACCTGCCATACTGATGCTTGGCCTCATAAATGATTGAATTCTCTTTGTGGCATCTCCGCCTGAAACATTGCCGGTTTTAACTAATTGATTAGTCGAGGCCGTGAAGTCATATTTTGTCATATCGCTGTTTTTTTTGTTTGTTTTGTTTGTTGCGATTAGTGATAGATGCTGTCTATCTCTTTAACAAAAGTAATATTTTTTACTTATAGTGTAAGGCGTTGACTATGAAAAAAATATTAATATCTTTGGGCTATAAATATAAATTCACTATATTAATATGAACGATCAAATTTTAAAGGACATCACGTCCGGAATTGAAGCCAAAGAAAAACTGAAAGCAGGTATAGACCAGCTTGCTGATATTGTTTCCAGTACCATGGGATACCGCGGAAGGACAGTTCTTATAGAATCTGTATATGGTATGCCGGAACCTACAAAAGACGGCTACAAGACGCTTCAGAACATCAATCTTGACGATGCTGTGGAGAACATGGCTTGTAAGGTTGCAAAAGAGGCTTCCCAACGTACAGTAGACCTTGCCGGTGACGCAACCACTTCAACTATCGTACTGCTTCAGGCACTTTTCGCCGAATCTCTTAAAGCCTTAAAAGCAGGGAAATCGGCTATCGACATCAAACACGAAATCGAAAACTCACGCGACAAAATCGTTGCCTACCTTGACGAAATCTCACAAAAACTTACCGACGAGGATATTTATAACGTAGCTTTAACATCTGCCAATGGCGAAGAAGAACTTGCCAAAATCGTATCTGACGCCTTTATTAAGGCTGGCGAAAACGGGGCTGTTTCGCATCTGAGAAGCAATGACCACGAAACTCACCTGGATTTCATAGACGGAACCCTATTGGAAGGCGGTTACGCAAGTGATTTGCTTATCAATAACTTTGCTGACCGTACTACCGAATTCAGCGACAACCCGTTAATCGTATGTTCTAATATCGTATTCAAGTCATTCGACGTTCAGGTTTTGCCGTTTATCAAATTCGCAATGCAGAACCAGCGCCAACTTGTTATCGTGGCAGACTGGACAGATTCAGCCTCTTACGGTATCCGTGATGTAATCATCAGAAACGTAATCGAGAAACAGTTGCCAATCGTCCTTGTAAATTCCCCTTCATTTGGGAATAAACGCAGGGATTTTATGTCAGATTTAGCCATGTTGTGCGGAACCCAATTCCTGTCGTCTTTATCAGGAGATATGTTCGTTGGCCGTGAAGCTCAGTTTCTTGGAACATGTAAGTCAATTATCGTAGGTAAAACAGACACCATCATCGTGCCTTTGGAAAATGAGGAAATCGACATCGCCGCAAACAGCAAAATCGACGAACTTAAAGAACAGCTGAAAGTCGCCAAAACTGAACTTGAAAAAAAATACATCAAGGACAGGATCTCGAAAATATCAGGAGGAATCTCCATCATTAAGGTTGGTGCAATTATAGAGAGTGAGTTACAAGAGCGTATCGACAGAATAGAGGACGCCGTTTGTGCTGTAAGGTCAGCAAGAGAAGAAGGTGTTGTTGCAGGCGGAGGAGTTGCTCTTTACAATGCAGCAAGACTTGACTTGGATCCGGTTTGTAATATTGCAGTTGTAGCGCCCCTTAACAGAATATTGTCAAATGCAGACGTGAAAGATTTCATAAATTCTGCTGAATATCCGATCGGTTACGATGTAAAGAACTTCAAACAGGTGGATATGATAGCTTCTGGAATATTGGATTCAACTAAGGCTATTAAACATGCTTTAATCAATGCATGTTCAGCGAGCAATACATTATTGATGACTAACCACTGTTTGACTAACCGAACTAAAAACACACATTCACATGGGAACTAAAATGCAAGCTCTAAACCATATCGTTATAATTCAGGAGGTAGAGAACAAGAACGAAACATCGTTTGGCTTCGATAAATCCGGAATTGTAGATAAAAATGAAAAATACAAAAAAGGTCAAATTATCTCTCTCGGAGTTGATTGTCCTGTAGATGAAATTCACACTATTAAAGAAGGAGATTTCGTTCTATATGACTCGTATAAGACATCTCCTTTGTCAATTGGAGGTGTGGAGTACAAGACACTTTACTACAACGATTTAGTTTGCTCAGTGTAGAAACACACATTGTAAAGTAAAAGCCACTCGATTTGAGTGGCTTTTCTTTTTTATTTAATCTGTGATTTCAACTTCATAATTAATCATAGCTTCATAAACTTTTGGCATAATCCTAGGCCTCCATAAATTAGCTACTTCCTTGATATGTGATTCTTTGGTAGTTTTGTATATTTGAAACGCTTCTTCTATAGTGCTAAATAACCCTAGATATACATGCTTTCCATTTATACTTAGTGCCACTTTAAATTTACGACTGTATTTTTGCACCCCTACAGGAAACTCACCTCTTGATTTTCTACTGTTTGTAAAAAGGACATTAATTTCATTAGGAACAAAGCAGCACGTTTCAGGAGAATAAACCTTATTACCCTTAAATAAAATATCTTTATCCACATACCAGTCTTCTGTTTTGTTTTCATAATACCATTTAGCATAATTTTGAAAACAATGCCAATCATGGTGAACTGAGCAGCCGATGTATGCTGGTTGTTTTAATTGTGCTTTGCTATTATAACATCTAATAATCATGTTTCTCCATACATTGTAAACTGTAGTGTTTTCACTATTTCCAGCATGTGCTTTATACTCACCTATGCCAAAGTATCCAATTCCTTGAACTGATTTGTGATTAGGGTTTTTAACCGTACCCTTCTTTATATTTCCGAAATTCATGTTACAGATAATTGTTCCGTCACTAAACCTAATAGTGCAATCATAAACCCCAAAATACTGAACTATCTCGACCTCATACCCCTCATTTGTGATGAATTTCTCACCTGTCCTATCTATAATATCGCCCTTTTTTACAAAACCTCTTTTCATAAATACAAAAAACCCCCTAAAAGTGATGCAAGGCACTCAAAGGGGGAATTTTATTAAATTGTTGTATCGCTTGCATTCGATGTGGCAAATATACGAAACAATTATTTCAGAACAATTCTAAATAAGAAACGCTCCAATTAAGGAGCGTCGGACCAAGGATACTATCCTTAGCGTGGTTCGGCAAATATAATAAAAAAAAGCTCTACTTTTTACAGTGGAGCTTTTTTCGTTCTAAACCATCCAAAACCTAAGAGTTACCATGAAAACTCAAAAGAAGATGCCGCTAATATAAGTGTTTTTATTCAACTTCAAAGGAAGCCTTGAATTTTAACGTAGTCTTTGCAGGAATTTCAACTGGATTCCCGTTTTTAGGATTTCTTCCCGTTCTCGCTGCTCTCTCTGATTTCGCGAAAATGCCAAATCCAGGCATATAAACCCTGTCCGATTCACCGATTCCTTTTACAAGGTTCGAGAATACTGATTCTACTACTTCTTTTGCTAATCCTTTTGTGATTCCGCATTCTGAGGCTACTTCCCCGATTAATTCTGATTTTGTCATTTTGATTTTTATTTAATTGTTTACTTTTTTGTATTCCCTACTAGCGATTTAGCTAAATATCCGACTAATATACCGAGTATTATTGCCGCACAATAATCCATTATACGAAAAGTGATTTTACGGCATACATACAAGATGTTTCCAATTCCGTCTGAGCTAAAGAAACTTCTCTGTTGTTTGCGCTGTTTCGCAGTGTTTCTACGTGGTCGATAACCTTAGCATACATTTCTTTGATTTGTTCAATCTCAGTATTTGCCGACGGATTGAAACTTCTCTGAACTCTTTTTTCCCCAAAGGTAAGTGTGTAATTTACTGGATTCATATTATTTATTTAATTGTTTTATTTCTTTCGATGCAAAATTTGCAGTTTCCTTTGTGGGTCAAAACAGCCGAATCACCACCAATAGCCTTACCAATATATTCACACCCTTGAATTGTGTATGTTTTTATTGACATGCCACTAATCATTGTATCTGTACTTTGTATTGATACATTTTTTGTTTCACAACCCGTCGCGAAAATAGCGATTGCCGCTGATAATAATACTTTTTTCATCTGTTTATATTTAGTTGATTAATTATATTCTGCTGGAAAATTGCTTCCTGCGTATAAAATTGGTTTGTCAAGACATTTCCTGACATTGGTTAAAACCCATTTGATTCCTTTAATTTCTTCTGAGCCGATTGTAACTGGATTTTCTGAATATCCGTTTGGTATTCCGTCGTCATTATAATAAACTTCGTGAACTTGTAGATACACTTCTTCGTCGTGTATATGTGCTAATAATCTGTGATTCCAACTACCCATGATTAATCTTCGTTTCTGTAATTTATCTTGTCCTGCTTCTTTATCCCCAAAATCGTCTCCTCAATGTCCTCGTTGGCCTTCACTATCCATTCCATTAGTTCTTTACTGACACGTGGCTTTCCGTGGGCATTTTCAATCTGCATCTTGGAAGTTTTCGTCAGAACCGAGTAAACCTTGGCAATAAGTCTTGTGAATTCCAGCGTCAGTATGTAATACTGAGTATCCTTTGTCACTCCGTTTGCCGCCATGATAGCCATTTTCTGAATGTAGCCCTTTTTGTAGAATCTCGCGAAAACTCCCTTTACATATCCTGTCATGAGGCATAATTGATTAAACTCCTCCTTGGTAAAAGGCAGCCCGTTGTAAAAGTAGAACCCAAGCTCTATGTCGTCTTTCAGTACGTCGTGTCTCACCTCGGCATGTTTCATTATCAGAGAATACACTCTCAGGAAGTCGAACATCCTCTCATGGATATTTCGGTAAATGCAAAGCTGTACCTCTTTCTGCATTCCGGGAAGTTTTCGGCTCAGAATAACGAGTTTCCCGTCCTTGGTGTTCTTTATCCTTGAATCCTTGGACTTTCCGTAAATCCTTCTCTGTGCAGTCCTCGCCTCCCACTGCTCCTGAGTTTCTCCGTCGCGGACTTTCATGAACTCGCCCCTTGTCTGCCCATCGTATTGATTATGGTGGCGATTATCACGACCTCGTTCCTTACGATGCTCCTTCAACATTTTGCCTTGTACTTTATTCTTGCTTCCCTTGGGCCTTCCTTGTCTTTTCTTGGGCTTTTCTTCTTCCTCCATTATTCTAAATTATCAAACCATTTCACGAATTTCCTTCTGTACCACCACGAGTAAAGGTCGAAATACTCGTAAGCGCCGTCTGTCAGGTAAATCTCACCGTCCAAATCCACGATTTTGTCTTCCGTGTAATAAATGAACGGACAGTGAATCGAATGAACCGAACCGTGGTATTTGTTTATTCTGAATTTCATCTCAGGAAGACTTTTGTAGACTTTACGGTAAGTATGGTAATGTTCCGCATGATTGAAAAACATGATTGCCGAAATCACCAGGTAAACCGAGGCTGTTAAAGCTAAAATTGAGTATAGTAGTATCATAGTTTATATTTTATTTTCCAAATTCCAATAAGAGGACTTGATGTCGCGTTGTAATCGAATCTGTTTACGCAGAAAATATTGTTGTCATAAAACGTATTCGACACATAAATAAATTTATACGGCCCGACTGAATGACAAAGATTGGTGGTGATTATATTCATGGGTTAATTAAGTTTTGTTCGTTAACTAATCTGTCGTAAAATTCCTCCGGCGATTCATATTCCTCGCCACATTTCCCGAAATCTAACTGAAACATGTAATGCTCCAAGTTGCAAAAACCATCAAAACACACCGGAAAGTATTGTCTTAGCAAATTGACAATGGCCGAAATCAGTTTTCCGTTATCATACAGTGCGAATTCACTAACCTGAAAAGCCTGTTTCACCAATTCGGCATTCGCCTTATCTTCGGAATGTTGAAGCATTATGGAGTTTATGCAGTCAACGAATAATTCTTTACTTATCATCTAATACCCTGCTTTTTAAGTGTTTATCCAAAATCCCGTTGACCATGTAAACCGTAATGCCGAATCTTGTGGCTATGTCCTGAGAACCGTTGTCCTTGGAGCATCTCCAGTAAAATATGATTTCCTCTCTCAATTCAGGGCTTACCATTTTCTTTGTAACCCACTTGTCTTTTTTTACCATCTTACTCATAATCTTCGTCGTCTGAATCGTCATCGTCGTCATATTCTCCTTCTTCCTCCATTGTGTCAATCACCTCAATCATTTCGAGTCCGTATTCCAAGGCGTCATCTAATGCTTCCTCGTATGAGTCGCGTATGAATTTGGTGTTTTCGCTTATCATTACATTGTTCCCAACGTACAGGATGTGACCGATGAATTTGACACATTCCGGTTGAGGGATAGCTTCCGATGCCGCATGTATGTTTATGTTTCTTAATACTTTCTGAACTTCTGTCTGGCTTGGCCGATATGCCGTAAAGTTCTCGCATTGTTCCTGAAGAACTCTGCACCTGTTGCATTCCCCGTCATTCTCAGCGTCTCCGCAGAAACATGGCGCCTGGAAATAAAACCCTTTCTCATGCGCCACTACTGCTACTTCTAAACTAACTTTCATAGGCTAGTTTTGCTGAGATTTAACCGAGTGATTGTCTTTAACGAAGTTCAGAATCTGCATAATGGCCTCGTTTCTGTGCTGTGAAGTAAGAACATGGTAGTTAACCAAATCAAAGTTCTGCAGGCATTTTATCTTGTCGATGCAGCTTCCTTTTATGTCAATCTGTTCTTCGGAACCGGTGAAAAGCAATTTAGAACCTTTTCCGAGTCTTGTAAGAATAAGCTCAAAATCCTTGTAATTAATATCCTCGAATTCGTCAACTATCGTGCATGAGTCAGCAAAAGTGTAGCCTTTCATGTAGTCGATTGGCACAATCTGTATAGTCCCGTCCTTGAATAATTCGTCGATTTTCACCTTGCTGTAACAGGCATAGAAATTCTGCTTGATTGGGAATGTATGAAATGCCAGTTTCTCATCGGCTGATCCTGTCAAAAATCCCGTGGCCTCGAAGTTAATCGGTCTTGTAATGTAAATCTTTGAAATCTGCTTCTTAAACAGCATATCCAATGCTATCTGAGCCGCTACAAGAGTTTTTCCGGAACCGAAATGCCCAAGTACGATTGTGACATCCTTTTGATAAGCCCCTGTCTTCACAGCCTTCTGTTCGTCCGTAAGCTGAACTTGGTACTTTATCTCGTTTTTCAATTCCTTTTTGACCGCAGTTGGCTTGTCTCCTTTTACTCCTGTGCCTTTTTTCATATTTACTTGTAGTTTGGTTGAAATTTGGTTAAAATCCTCGAATGTGAGGTCACTTCATCACTTTTTTCGTGGAGGGAGCAGAGTCCGAGTCTGCATTACCGTCAAGAGATAATAGCCAATATGTCAACCCCCCGTTTTTGCCGTATCTTTCCGTTAAGAGTAAAAACCAATAAATTACTCAGCTGTCAGTAATATCAGGGATTGGGCAGCCAAATTATGGAACCACAGACTTGGCGGTCTATATTGTGGCGTAAGGCTCACTGCTCTGTCGATAATCCCTGAAAGTCTACCATATATACCGATATGGATTTTCTTCTGCCTTATCTTTTTTATTTTTAACGAGTGTAAATGTCTTCTTTACTACACTCTTTCAGCTTACGCTTATGTTTTTTCTTCAGGTATTTTAGCATAGATTTCAGGAATCCTCCAAACGTATGTAAGGTTAAAAGCCCCCATCCCCAAGCCGCAATCTGGTTGTCAATAATCAATGCTATAACGAAGCAATATACCGTACACGCTAATATAAATACGCTTAATCCTAATCCAATTGCTGCTCCGCTTACTTTGTACTCTTTTTTCATTCTATTTGATTTATTTAATTTTATATTTCTCAACCGCTTCCGGAATCAGCTCAATATCCACAGCCGTTGCGTTTCCGTAGCATTCTGAATGTTTGTAAGCAAGAGTTTTCGCGAAATTCTCAACGTGCATCATAGCGAATTGTATCATATCCTTTGCATAATCATCAGTCAGGCCCATATTCAGAAACTCTCTCGCCGTCGGAACCGCCGCAATAACATTACCTACATTGGCGTCAGCCGATTTTTTTTCAGAATTTCCCATATCCATGTGTATTTCAAATCCCATTTCTACTTGCTTTTTACGAAATGCCCAATGAAATGATTCTCAGCAGCACCCTTAACAAAACGAACATTCATAATCTCACCTGTCGCCTTATTAGAATACTCATTCGGACCTATCCTATCCCATCCAACAAACGAAGACACTCTCTCGTCAGTTTCCTCATATTCAACCTCCATCACCTCATCAGCTTCAACCGCCTTAGCAGCCGACTTCTTAGCCGCAGTATCTATCGGATTCAAGAACTTAGACAATATGCGGGAAACCTTATTCTTATTGATGCCTAAATCATCCGCAATCTGACGAAGCGACTTCCCATCATTGTTCAAATCTAACACCTTCTGCTCAATATTCGTATCCATCTCTTAACTTTTGTTTAATCATTCAACTATGACAAATATAATACTTTTATGTTACTGTCCCGTTTTTTGTACCACTTTATCTGTAATGTATATTTAATCTAAATAAATGACCAAATCTCACTGTCCCGCTATTAACCTCTGGGACACCCATAATACTGTCCCACTTTCTACTGTCCCACATGCTTTTTTACTTGCTGTCCCACTCTGTATTGTGTGAGATTTATAGTAGTGAGAGTTTATGATAGGTAGGTATAATCTAGGGGGATACGGGGTCTGTTTCCGGTTTCCCAAGTCATTATTGAAGTGTACCGGGGTCATCTTTTCGGTTTCCTTTCTCTAAATGTTTTAGGTTTTTATATTATCTCTCAGGTCAGGTGTTTAAAGCAATTCTAATACTATATTTTAGCTCGTTTGGTGGTTCTAATTGCGTACTATAGTCTTAGTATGATCGTAATAAATCAATACTAATTCCTTTATTTATAAGGGTTTAAGCTATTGTAAACTATTTCTATTCCGAATACAACCAAACCGAATCCAATTAATAAACTGATTTATATTTATACCATGTTCAGGTAATTAGATTTTATAAATTTAGATTAATGTGAGGGTGCTTCGAGTGTTGACAATTCATCAATCAATTTACTTTATACACTAGGAAATAATCTATACTTAGCTGCTTAGTTAGTTTGTTGTTTGTTTGTACTGCTCCGCGCTTGTCTTTCGTTTATGTTTCCTTCTTTCTTGTCTCTCTCTTTCTTTTACACTTGTTTCCTTTTGCATGGAGTTTTAGCAGGTTTTAAACATCGTTCTAACTCCTTTTATATAATAGGACTTTTGAAGGAATTCGGTTTATCTTATCGCTTGTAATTCGTTTACTGTCCTTTATATATATTAATCCTTTTATTTGTTTGATAGTCTTTTAATAACGGACATTGTTGTCTTTTGTGTATTGCTTTATTTGTGGCCCCGCTGCGCTGTTAATTACTTTGTTCCCTGCTTTGCGCTTTCCTTCTCTTTATGTTGTCTTATTCCTTATATATAGATTCTATTGCAGGGAGTTTTGATAGGTTTTAATTATACCTTTTATATATATGACTTTTACCAACTTTCAACCGTTTAAAATGATACTTGTTTATTACTTGGATTTATTCAATTTTTCCGGATTTTATACGTTTCCAGGATTTCAATAAATTATTTTCAATCTTTTTTTAATTATTTTAATATTTTTTTACCTCATTTATACGCCTGAAACCCGCGCCATTGCTCAGGTATAAGTATTTCTTATAGTAAACCTTTACTATTATAGTTTTTCTCTGTTGTTTCTTATAGTCATATCGCCCTATATTTGTAAAAGAAATCAGGAACAAACCCGATTATCTTAATACCTTAATAAGATGAAAACTTTACAAGAATTTAGAGACTCTAAAAAAGAAATGACCAAAGAAGAAGTTAACAACACATTCGGAGGAATTTCAGAAAGTGAAAATAATTTAGTTTATGCGGATGCTTTAGTTATTGAGATTCTGCCATCAGGGGAATATTATTTACTTATTGAAAGAAGTGACTATATAAGCAGAGATTTAAAACTTTTGGAGCAAATTGCTTGGGATGATTTCGCAAAGTACGAACTTAGACTGACTCCTGAGGAAATAGAAAACGATTTAAACATTAGAAAATAACAAACAAACAAATATCATTAATCTTTTATATTTATCAATTATGGAAACTACAACAACTACCCCGAAACTTTTTTTAACTGATTACGCAAGCTACAACGAAGGAACTCAATTTAAATATGGTCATTGGGTTGATTTATCAGATTTTAGCGACGCGGACGAATTCCAAGACTACATAAATGAACATTTTGAAAAAGTAGGAATTTCAGATCCTGAACCAATGTTCACAGATTTTGAAGGTTTCCCAAGTTATTTATATTCCGAGAGCTTTAGTAATAGTGAGTTAGAGAAATTATTTAAATACATTTCTATAGGTTGGGAGGATAAAAGCGACGA